TCTTAAGAAGCACCCCGCCGATGTTCCAGCTCGCGCTACCGCTGCCGATGCCCGCGTACACGTAAGGCAAGCCCGCGTTAGCTCCGCTGCTCGCGCTACCGAAGACATACAAGACGCACCAGGCGGCATTGTTATTACTCCACAAATACGCCCCGTTTCCTTTGCCAACCGAAGAACCGCCCAGCTTTTCACACCACATTTCTAACGGGTGTTCCGGGTCGAATCCTTCCAAAAGCTGCCAGCCGGACGTTGTAGGAAATGCGAAGCTTAACGCCTTATAATTCGGGTCTGTATCTCCTACGTTATCTTTCGTCGCTGTATTGTCGTAGCATACATATAATTTGTCCTGGTATCTGTTCACATTATCCACAAAAGCATACTGCCCGTTATGCTCATGCCCTAAAAGCAACATAGCGTGCTTACCGTCATTCACTAAGCAGCCGTCCCTCATTCCCAGGCTATCGGTTGTTCCCGATATATTAGCGCAATGACTAATAATATTACCTACTGCAATATTTACCGGGTCGCCGTCAAAATAGATTGCTTTCCCTGTTACGCTTCCGTTGCTGTAGTCTTCCACTCTTGTAATTAGTCTCTGCTTCGCTACCTGTGCTCCGCCCAGGCTTGTACCGATTTCCACAGCATTTCCTACCAGGTATTCGTTGGCTGCTGTCGCAAGTGCGATAACAATACGGTTTGTACTCTGTTCCGCTACTAAAGCCTTGTCCTGGTCTGTGTATCTCAAATAGTAATAGCCCTTGCATACTTTTTCTTGAGTATTAAGACTCGCGTATTTCACAAGAACCAGCATACTATACGCCCAGTAGCTTGTACTATCCATGCTGTAGTATCCATCTCCGGCTGCTTTTGATCGTGCACGTACCGTAGCTCTATTTATTCTACAATCCGGGTGCTTTCCGCTCATGGATACGTGCTTACTTCCCATAAGTGAAGACGGGTAGCGTCCCCACTCCCATGGCTCTATATATACCGCTCCGTCAAATGCTCCGGCGGAAATCTGTACATATTCGTATGTATCGTCTCGCCAGCGTTTGAGATAATATCCCGGATACTCTGTAAGTACCATGTACTTCGTTGGGTCGTACCCCGGTTCTCCGATATACGCTATTGTTTCCCCTGTATCCAGGTCGCAGCATTTAGATACAATCCCCGCCCACGGCATTACATAAGAAAAGTCGTCTTTCCCTACTTTTGTCCCTATGGTCGGGTTTGCTTCCATGCCTACACTTGCGTCTGTACGTTCCCAGGTGTCACTTACATTTGCTGTATTCCACACTCTTTTTACCCCGTAAATCGGCGCGCCTACCTGGGTGTGGATTCCGGCAGCTCTTAAGAGTGCGTTTGTTTCTTCCTTCGTGTATCCCTTAATATTTTGTGTGGCTTCTACTCCGGCAGCTTCTATTTGCGCGATTGCTTCCGCCTTTGTATCTGCAATCCCTTTTACTACGTCTTCTGCCTTCGCCTTCGCCGCTTCTGCTGCTTTTACTGAGTTTGCCGCTGCTGTTTTGCTTTCTGCTGTCGCGCTTGCTGAATTTGCCGCTGCTGTTGCGGACTTTCCGGCGGCTGCCTTAGAATCTGCTGCCGCGCTTGCTGAATTTGCTGCTGCCGTTTTATTTTCTTCCGCTTTGCTCGCCGCTGTCTCTGCCCTGGAAGTATAACCCGGTATCTGTTTCATAGCTGATTCTGCTGTTTTAACTGCTTCATTAGCTGTATTTAATGCAGTATTCGCCACTTCCTTGGCAAGTCCCACCGTTCTTAATGCATCTGTAAGGCTTTCGTATTCGTTGCTGCTTTTAATATCGTCTTCGCTTACCGCCCCGTCGTCTACATTCAAATAGAATTTAGCTGTACTTAATACGCCGCCGTCAGTTCCGTACAGTACTACGTCTACAATAGCTGTACCCTTGCAAGTTGTCATTTGCCCGCTTATGTCAATTACGATTGTATTGTTATCTTTCGTAGCATTTTTAGTAACCTGTTTTCCATCCGCCTTTCTACAGCGAACTTCTACAGTATTTACCCCAGCAAGGCTATAGTCCTCTCCGTTGTCTTTAATTTCCGCAATTACCCGGCGTTCTGTATCGCCCATCTTTGCGAATACAACTTTATAGGAATCTCTTAAGCCTACATCTAACGTAAGTCGTGTGATCTGTTTATTCATTCTTCAACAGTTCCCCTTTGTATTGTTCAAATTCCATAGCTGCTACTGTAGCATTTCCCGCGCGTACATTTGCTAAGATACTTTCAAGAACCAGCACCGTAATACTTGAATGTAAGCCATAATTTCTTTCTGCCATAATAACCGCTGTATTGATATCTTTTTTTGCTTTTTCAATAGTTACGCTAAGCGGCTCGGCTACTCTCTTAACTGCTTCTTCTTTTGTCTCTACGTGGTTTTCTTTCTCAACCTCTACTATTTTCCCCATATTCTTAATGGCTTCTTCTTTTGTTTCTGTGTGTCTTTCTTCTTTTACTTCTTCTCTGCTCATACTACTTCTTTTTCCTCTTCTATTTTCATTTCGCCCACTTCTGTATTGAAAAGCCTTACCGTGGTTTTTTCTATTACCGGGCTTTCTTCTTCTTTCGGTTCTTCCGCTTCATTGATCTTTAAGTATCTGTCTTTTTCCATAGTTTCTCCTAACTACTCGGCGCGCTTGTTATGCCGCCATTTCTTACAGTTATCGACGAACTCCACCAGGTAATAGTGCCATCACTATTCGCCTGTATTTTTGTTATTATCGGAATCGACCCCGACCAACTAGTATATCCATCGTATGACGTGTTTCTTAAATCAGCGTTATACAAGTTCCAACCATGTGCGTACATATTACAACCAAAATGTAAGCCCTTTTCTGTGTAAATACTATTCGCTCTCGAATAGCATAAAATCGTATCGTAACTTGTCGCGCTGCTACTTTCTTCTTGCGCCCACGCCATATATTTTCCTTGATATTTCAAATCGAACGTAAGCCCTTTATGCGCACTATTACTCTTCCACTCATTTGTACCTATTCGCCCTACAAAATAATTATCCCTATAGAATGCATTTCCCGACTGGTCAAATACTGCTCGTTTGCCTTTTGTTGTTACTTCTCCATTGTAAATAGCAATCTGTCCGGCTGAAATTTGCACATACTTAGAACTATTATTAAATGCAACTAGCACATTATTGTAATATTGGGTTATATAGCTTCCCATATCCCCTTTTTCTACTTTACTCGTTATTTTATTTGCATTTACTTGTATAGAGCTTCTAAGTTCGTCTTCTATGCCTTCTGCTCTTTTTACCTCTGCTTCGATAGCGTCATTTGCTACTGTAAATTGCGCTTCTGCATGGTCTTCGTATTTACCCAGTACTTCAACGTCTTTAATGTAAATCGTAGTGTTATCCACATAGTTATACACATAAAGGTACTTTGTCCCCGCCGAGCTTATAGTTATCTCCGTTTCATACTGTTTAAATACTTCGTCGTCCAGTTCTCCGGCTTTTGTATAATAACTTGTTCCACCAAGCGAAACTCTAATTCTTGCTTTGCTTATGCTTCTTAAGTTCGCCCCAGCTTTGAACCTTACCGTATATGTTCCAGCTTTCAGTTTCCAGCTTTGGCGCATGTAGATGTTAGACGTTCCCCTTGTAATACTTGCTACATTCCCTAAGTATTCGTCGTTTATAGCTTTAATATTATTGCTATCACTTAAGTTCCATCCGTCTAAGTTTCCACTTTCAAAAGTTCCATTTTCTACATAGTTATGTTTCAGCTCGTTTACTGCTTTTTTTGCATATGTTTTTACTGATTCTGCCGACTGGTCTATAGCCGTATTCATTTCTGTAGTAGTAACATATTTCTTAAGCTTCTCGTCTGTATAACTCTTTGCTCCCGCTCCTACAGTATCCGCATACCCTTTTGCGTTTGTTTCTGCTGCCCCGGCGGAATCATCTACATACTTATACGTTGTATACTTCTTGCTCGCTTCGGTCTTAATCTCTTCTGCTGTCTGGTTTATTGATGTCCCCATTTCGACCGTAGTAACATACTTCTTAAGTTTTTCTTCCGTATAGCTGTTCGCGTTGCTTTCTGCTTCATTTGCCAGGTTTCCCGCTGTTTCGTCTACATACTGAAAAGTAGTGTAGGTTTTCTTGAAATCGCTTTTAAGCCCGTCGATATCATTTTTATAGTTTCTCTCTACAGTGTTTACTGCTTCGCTTATATGGGTTTCCACCGACTTTTTATAGTTGATGCTGATAGATTCCGCTTGTATGCTATCTGCTTTTATAAGCGCTCCGTCAAGCTGCCCGACACATATATAATCAGCATAGAAACCGCTACCAGTTCCAAAGGTCTTCCAATCCCAGTCTTTCCCGTCTGCTGTACGTTCTGATGCAATACAGAAGCCCATTGTACCGATAGACATAGCCCCGTAAGTTGGGCTTCCTTCTACCAGGTCTTCAAATATTACTGCCCTTACTTCTGAAGGTTGCGATATGTCGCGCTGGGCTTTTAATTGTGCCTTTACAGCGTCGATTTTACCGTATACTTCTTCCGCCTTAAGCGTCCCGTCTTCCCTGGTTACTTTCTGTATAATATCCGCCGCGCTGGTTGTCTTGTCAAAATAATTTTCTATAAAGTTCCCTAGCTCGACTTCTGCGTTTTCTTCCTCTATGCAGTCGTACACAAGCCTTATACATCTTGCCGTTACATTTATCTTAAGCTTTCTGTCCTTTGTTAATACGTCGTCGCCTATTCCTATTGTTGTTAATTTCTTGTAGTCTTTATAGTCTTCCGTATTCGCAACTTCTACCAGGTCTACTTTATAATTTACTTTCGGCTTATCAAGCCCGTTTTCATACTCTTTCGTGCACCGTCTTTTAAGTTCTTCCCTTAAAAGTTCCAGCGTACTAAATCCTTCTTCCCCTTCCTGGCAATCTTCCAGTAACTTAACATCTTCAAATTTAATAACTGCTGTCCTGGGATTTGCATAGCTTCCAATGAGCGGGCTATCTATCCACGGTTCTTCCCCTTCCAGGGTGTGTCCGTTGTATGATACCGGTATAATTCGCGTTACTACATCGTCTATACTTATGTCCGCTTCTATCCCTGTCATATTCCGCCCAAACTCTGCGCACGCTCCATAGTCCCCGCCCAGTCGGTCATTTATGATAACAGTAAAATTATCATACATTCTTTCGCCGCCCCAGCGATTTATAAAGCTGTTTTCATTGTCCCCGCCGATTGCTTCCATGATGTTTTTACGGATATAGTAGGCTGTGGATCGCGTTTTAATATTTGTCTTCGCTTTATACTTAGTGCCGCTTAAGATTATATCTAACGCTTCTTGCCCTGTCTTGTCCGTCGGTCTTACATCTACCAGCATTTCCCCGGCAGAATCATAGAAAATATGTCTTGCATAAGCCGTTACTTCTGTCTCAGTCTTTGTATAATCATAGATTCTAAAAAGCTGCTTCTTTGAGTATGGCGTAGGTGCTGCTATCACATTATCATTTACCAGGTATTCCCAGCGCCCCAGGTCGTCTATAGGATGTTCTAAGGTAAGCTCTGCTATTCCTTCTACAGTAAGTTCTACTTCGCACGTAGTCGGCGTTAAGGTCATATCTCCATTGCTTTTGTAGTCCTCATTACCTTTAACGTATACCTCTATCATTTATCTGCACCGCCAGTTAGGTTTTATCTTAACTGTAAATCCAGGGCTTACACTAAATGTATTTTCCCCTTCTTTTAAATACAGGTCTTCATAATACCCTGTAAGCCTTCTGTTTGCCGTTTCCTTTAACGCCGTGTAGCAAAGTTTCAGCCCAGTATCTATTACCAGCTTCCCGCCGATATTCGCCGTAATTTCTGTACCATTTACAGTAAGTGTGCATACGCCGTCTCCTGTGATCTCGTACACTGGTTTGCACTCTTCAAAAGCATTATACAGTGTATCGCTTAAATTCCTGGTTTCTGCCCCTTCTGTTAGATACATATATCCTTCGCAAGTAAATGTTACCTGGAATTTTCCGATACGCTTAGCTAAGCGCTCGTTTGTTCCTATATCAATCTTCTTCACTTTGTAATAATAACCTGGGTCGTCCGAAAACATAAGCATCCCTGTACTTTCCTTAAGAAAGCGCCGCTTTATGCTTCTATAGTCTTCCGCCCAGTCTTCCGGGCATTCCGACAGAAAGTTATAAGTGATCTCGATAGTAATATCTTTTAGCGTTCCTTTTTTTCTGTATAAATTTCCATCTCTTCCCGGTACTTTTATCTCGTCGTATTCTTGCTCTGCCGTAGGGATATTAGGGCGGCTCACGGGCTTAACGCCCGCGTCTCTGTCCCTAATATTGTTGTATATTGTGTAATATACTCCGTTCATTATGCCGCCCCTTTCGCTTTCTGCTTATTTTTCTGTTCTTTCGTTACATTCTTAACTACTCGCTTCGTTGTCTTTCGTGCTATCTCTTTTCCGTCAAGCTCTGTAATATTTGTAATTTCTACTATTACGGTCTTCTCTGAATTGTCCGTAAATTCTGTAGTATCTACTCTATTGTTCAACGCTACTACTTTCGCACTCTGCTTAACTTCTGTTATCGGTGTAATCTTTGCTACGTTCTTTGTAAGTGTTCCCAGGCTCTTATTTATGTCTTCTTCGACATTTCCAAGTTCGTTTGTGAAACCTACGCCCGCTCCTTGTGCCATGTACTTACCTATTTCGTCCTGGAATACCCTCGACGGCGAATGAATACCAAGCGCATTTTTTACACCGTCTACGATTCCGCTAAAGAAGCTCCGTACTTGTCGTCTGAACCAGCCAGCGGCGTTGCATATTCCATTCCATACACCAGTTACGATATTGTATCCTACGCTCGCCATTTGCGACGGTAGCGAAGCTACACCGTTAATCACAGCACTTACTAACTGACTTGCCGCGTTTCTACCCTGTTGCAGTAGTCCGCTTCCCCAGTTTGCTACAGATTGTATAGCGCCCTGTATTGCGTTCCAGACTCTGCCCGGCATCTGTGAAAGTGTTGAATATACATTACTTAAAATATTCGATGCTGCCGCGCTCGCCTGGCTTAACATCTGCTGCCCCCAGTTCGCCATATTTGTAATCGCGCTTACTATTGCGTTCCAAATCTTACCTGGAAGCTGGGATAAAAAGTTTACGACCGTCGTTATAGTATTCTGTATATAATTAGTTGCTTGTGTGTATACCTGTTGTCCCCAGTTCTGTACGTTCGTGATCGCGCTTACTATCGCGTTCCAAATCTTTCCTGGAAGCTCTACCAGGAATCCCACTACGGAAGTTATCGTATTTTGTATATACGTTGTTGCTTCCGTGTATATCTGCTGTCCCCAGTTCTGTACGTTCGTGATCGCGCTTACTATCGCGTCCCAAATTTTTCCTGGAAGCTCTACCAGGAATGTTATTACCGTGTTAATAAAATT